AAGCGCCGCCCCTCCCAGCTGCGAGAGATGAGCGACATGAGTCAGACCATCACACGCATCCGGGATGCCAATGAGTTTATGACCGCCGTCAGCGTGAAGCAGCGCATCGAAGCCTGCCTCGCTGTGTTCATCAAGAGAGCCATTCCCACCGCCGGTGTTGGCCGGTCCGGCACCAGCGCCGCCGGACCCAGGCAGACCTACGACGGCAAGACCCTATCACCCGGCATGATCAAGGAAATGAATGTGGGCGATGAGGTCCAGGTGGTCAACCCACAGGGGCAGGCCACCGACGCTGCCAGCTATATCAAGCTGCAGCAGCGCATGATCGGAGCCGGACAGGGCATCAGCTACGAGGCCACCGCCCGAGACATGAGCGAGTCCACCTACTCCAGCGCCCGTCAGGGTCTGATTGAGGACAGCATGACCTACGCCGAAGAGGATGAGCTGCTGGCAGATGTGATGGATGAGATCTACGAAACATTCATCATTTCCGCCGTCCTGGCCGGGGCGCTGAATATCCCGGACTTCTGGAACCAGAAAGATAAGTATTTCTCCCATTCTTTTGTGAAGCCCCCCAAGCCGTGGATCGACCCGAGCAAGGAGGCCAGCGCCACAAAGATCGCCCTGCAGACAGGCCAAAAGACCTTCAAGCAGATCGCAGCCGAAAACGGCTCCGACTGGCGAAAGCAGGTGGACGACATCTGCGAGGTGCTGAAATACGCCAGGGACAACTATGGCGTGGACTTAGGAGGTGTGATCCTTGGACAGAAAAAATCAGACGGTCTCTATGACGAAGAGACAGAACCTGCCGCTTCTGACGGCAGCGGCCAGCCACCCGTTCCCAGCGACGATGCCGGAGACGGAACCGAACCGGCAGAGGGCAGCGGCTCCGAGGACGAATGACCGCCAAATGCTCGGCACCAACCTGGCACGAATGGACGGTGACGGGAACGAGCGGAAATTCACCCTTTCCTTCTCTTCGGAGGAGCCATACGAACGGTGGTACGGGGTGGAAATCCTGGACCACGGAAACGGGGCGGTCGACCTGACCCGCCTAAACGACATTGGATGCCTTCTCTTCAACCACAACCGGGATGCCGTCATCGGCAAGGTGAACCGGGCCTGGGTGGAAGGGAATCGCGGATATGCAGAGGTGGAATTTGACACCGATGAACAATCCGAGGTGATCTACCAGAAGGTCAAAAGCGGAACGCTGAAAGGCGTCTCGGTAGGTTATCGCATCGACTCCATGGAGGAAGTAGCGCCCGGAAAGACCAGCGCCGATGGCCGGTTCACCGGACCGTGTGAGGTCGCAAGGAAGTGGTGGCCCTTTGAGATCTCCATTGTTTCTGTTCCCGCCGACGGGACGGTCGGCGTGGGCCGGGAAGCAGAACGGCCCGGAGCAACCCCAATCAGTGTCCTTCAGAGCCAACTTCAAATCAACCAGAATATCGTAGGAGGTTAACGCCATGAACAAAAAGCAGCAGCGAACCAAGAAGCTGCAGCGTCAGCAGGAGCTGGTGAACGCCGCCAGAACGGCGCACCGTGAGCTGACCGCTGAAGAGCAGAACGAATTCGACACCCTGCAGAGGGAGATCGAAACCCTCAACGCCGAGATCGCCGAGGAAGATCGGCAGCTCGGCACCCCCGCTCCCGCCGTCACCGGCACCCCCGCTCCCGCCGTAGCTCCGGCTGCACCCAGCGCCGATGACCAGCAGAGAGCCATCCAAGCGGAGCGCACCCGTATCAGTGAGATCGGCACTATGTGCCGCGATTTCGATATGGACCCCCAGCGCTTCATCGACGACGGCTCCACCGTCGACCAGGTGAGAGCAGCCATCATCGAGCATCTGCGTAAGGAGAGCGGCCCCATCGGAGCCAGCGTCCAGGTGATCGGCAGCGGTGAGGATGAGTTCAGACGGGATGCCGCAGAGGGTCTGATCCTCCGCAGCGGCATGACCCTGACCGATGTCCACGACGGCGCTCGGCAGCTGAGCGGCATGAGCCTGCGGGACCTGGCCATCGAGTGCCTGGAGCGGGACAACGTGCCAAACGCCCGTCGCATGAATTCTGACGAACTGTTCAGCACCATTATGCAGCGCCAGTATTTCAACCCCACCTCGGCCTTCCCTTCCATTCTGGATCAGGCCATCGAAAAGAGCTATGTGGAGGGGCACCGGACCGTCCCTGTAACCTTCGACCAGTGGACCAAGAAAGGCTCCCTGAAGGACTTTAAGGTCCACGACAACAACTACCTGGCAGGCCCCGTGGGCGAGTTCGAGAAGGTCCCCGAGGGCGGTGAGCTGAAGAACGACATCCCCAAGGATGCAAAGCGGCCCACCCGTCGCGTCGAGACCTACGGCAAGCAGTTCACGCTGTCCCGTCAGGCATTCATCAACGACGACATCGACCTGGTGACCCGTATCCCCGCCCGGTATGCAGCCGCCGCAAGAAAGACCATCAACACCCAGTGCTATCGCATTCTGATGGACAACCCCAATATCTACGACGGCAAGCCCCTGTTCGGCAAGGACCACGGCAACGTCCTGACCAAAGGCACCGGCATCACCAAAGAGGCGCTCCAGGCCATGATCATGGCGCTGTCCACGCAGAAAGATGAGTTCGACCAGGCCATCATCGTGCGCCCCGCAGCCCTGATCGTCCCCGCCGGGTATGCGTTTGATATGTACACCCTGCTCTTCAGCCCCACCATCAACACCGAGGGCAACACCCAGGCGGTCAACCCGCTGTACCGTTACAAGGACAGCATCGTCCCCATTGAGGACCCCACCATCAACGCCCTGGCTGGCGGCTTCGGCAACGTGATGCCCTGGTGGCTGACCGGCGTCCGCGAGGACACCGACTTCATCGAGGTCGACTACCTCAACGGCCAGGAGATCCCCACGATCCGCCGCATGGAGACGGCAGGCCAGCTGGGCTTTGTCTGGGATATCTATCTCGACTGGGGCATCAGCGTGATGGATTACCGTGGGGCCATCAAGAACCCCGGCGTGAAGATTGAAAGCCCCCTGGGCTAAGAAAGGAGTAAGCAATCATGACGAATGCAACCTACCTCCAGAGAGGCGAAGCGCTGGATTATACCAACGCCACGGATGAGGTCATCCCCGCCGGTGTGATCGTCTCCATTGGGAGCCGCATCGGCGTGACCGGATGCCCCATCCCCCCGGCCCAGGTCGGCACCCTCCATGTCTGCGGTGTCTTTGAGATCGCAAAGACCGGAACCGCTGAGATCGCCATGGGCCAGACCGTCTACTTCGACGGCACCGGCATCACCGATGCCGCTGACGACGGCGCTGAAAAGGACCCCACCGCCAACATCGTGGCCGGTTATGCAGCTGCGCCTTCCGATGCCGCCGCCACCAGCGTCCTGGTCCAGATCAATGGCTGATCGCCTGGTGGCGCTGACCAGCATCCAGACCGATATGGGCTTCACCCATTACCGGCCAGGAGCGACCCTCCCGGAAAATCACCCGGATGCCGCTGCATGGGTGGAGGGCGGAGCCGCCGTGTGGCGTAGCGACGACTACACCCCGCCAACCTGGGCAAAGGCCAGGGCGGCAGCAGCGGAGCCGGGGATCGGCGGCATTGCCGTAGGCGGCGAGGCCACCGGCGACGATCTTGTCGGGAAGGTCCCCCGGACACCAGAAAGGACGGCAGCAGCATGGAAACGATGAGTTTCAAGGACATCCTTCACCGGGACATCACCCAGGTGTTTCTGAACCCGGAGGAATTCGGAGAGAAACACACCATCGACGGCAAGACCATGGTGGCGGTCCTGGACGACCTGGAGAACATCGAGCGTGAGAAGAAGATGAAGTCCAACATGGACGGCATCTACGCCCGTCAGGTTTTCCTCTACGTTAGTGCTGACGACTTCGGACCTCTCCCCGCCCAGGGCAGACTTGTCACCCTGGACGGGAAGAAGTACCTGGTGGTCGACGCGACGGACGAAGCCGGGATGTACGGCATCACCCTGGAGGCCAATAGGAGCGGGAAATGAAAGCCACATCCACTGAGGGCCTGATCCAATTTGAATTTGATGAGGCCACCCTCCAGGTCATCGAAGATGCCCTGGGCGACATGAAGAGCGAGAGCCGAAAGGTTCTGAAGAACGCGGTGAACGCCACCGCGAAGCAGGCAAAATCGGACCTGGCTCAAGAGGCCCAAAAAACCTATGTGGTGAAAAAGACACGGTTTACCAAGGCCATGAAAACCCAGAACGCCACCGTCGCCAACCCAACGGCGACCATCAACGTCACCGGGGAGCAGCTGGAGCTAAAGGACTTCAAGGTATCACCGGCAACCTAC